CGAACATACTTTCAATGCTACTATAACAGTAGGTAATTTCACCGGGCCTGTCGCAATCACATTAGATTGCACAACAGCAAATTTAGCCGGAGCGGCAGAGGGTCAACTTCAACCGACTAAAGATTATGTTAGTGTTGACATTCAACTTTCATATGACGGTAAGGTACACATTTTAACCTGCACAGGAGTCGATCAAGACGTATCTCCAGCAGGTACCGTTACAGCGACCATCCCTGCAAGTGATTTACGTGATGTGGATGCTCTAGTAGCAAATCACAACGCTGATAACCCAACGAATTCGTTGGTAGTTAACGCTGGTGGAACTATTATAGTTAACACTGGGTCTACATTCACCCTCACCGGTGGTGCTGATCCGAAAACCATCAGTACACTTATAGCCGAGCACAACACTGCCAATCCAACACAGTTAGTTTCACTAGCAGACCCAACACAGACAGCAGCTACATTGCTAGCTCCACTGACTCTCGCGAATGGTACAGATGCAAGCGACACAGTTTCAGTCGGTGATGGAGAGAAGATCATAACTTTTGCCGGTGGCTTATCCAGAGGCTTGAGCATGAAAGTCGTTCCTGTTGGAGAATGGAAATTTGGTGAGAGTAACCCAGGTGGTTATGGTCAAACAACACTTAAAGACGCTGTTGATAGTGTCATCGCTGGTATCCCATCACTCAGTGCTTACTCACAAGATGATAAATATTGGACGCCGGAAGTTGCTGGTGATCCATTATCGATCCCAGCTTTGCATGGATATGAAACCCCTGAGGTGGCTGAACTAGTAAGTGAAGCTGTTAACGCAGTTGGATGGGACTTGAGCGCCAGTGATAGATATTACTTTGGTGAGCCGAGTAACATCGAACTTGACAACGATCAATTTCAGAAAACAATCAAAGGCGAAGTAAAGCTTCATGAAGGAAGCGCTGGTAAGCTCGCGAATCAAAGATTCAACAGTTATAATGACCTGCTAACAAAAGGCGGCGCCGGAATGATACTCGTCAATGATAAGAAATTTGTCATTAATGAAAAGTTTGAAGGATACTACATCGGTATCTCCGATAATACCAATCTTAACCCCGCTACTGATTTTGATGCAGTAGGTAAACTCAAATCATTGAGTAAAAAGCTTGGTGGTACAACCGGTGGGTATGTAAACGTTCCTGATCAAGGAGCTGGTACAAAGAGTAGACTTACATTCTCAGTCAGTGCAGGTTTCTTGTTCGACCAATATGGTAACAAACAGCAAGTAGGTCTTGACGGGAGTATGAGTGAAGTGCTTGAGAATCTAAGCGAATTCGATCTAAACACAGATGAGTTTAGTGATGTGTTGACACTGGGTGTATTCAAAGTACGTCAATCAACCCTCGAGCCAGATGCAACTAAGCTTGATTTTGTGGTAGCCGATAGTACTATTGGTAGTACCAATTACTTCAGAGAAGCATTTAAATCAGACGGTGGTACAGCAGTATCATATTACATCGAGAGTGAAGCTGAAAACAGTAACAATTTATATTTGAAAGTCAACGAAGGTATATCGAAAACAGCCGGTAATTGGCTAGACGAGACAGGATACCCAACCCGAAAAGTGAGGGTATTGCCAGCCAAAGATGCTAGATACTATAATGAGAAGTCAGAAAGCGAGCAAGCAGCACTACCTGGTAACACACCAGCAGAGAAAGCTGAAATTAACGATTTCAAAGTAGCACAAGCGTTTCTCAACGGTACAGAAGAGAGAACAGACAGACTGTTTGTTGCATCTATACAAAAATTACAACGTGAAGGTAAAGCGAAAGTAAAACACGGTCAAAATGTATATCCTCATGGTGTTTATCGGAAGCAAATGGCAGAAGCCCTCGAAACCGGTAATATACCTTCAAAGCTTGATAGAATATTTGAACTTGCTGACAATTTTGACCTCTTCCCAATTGACATTACAGTTGAAGCGGGTCTCGGAACAGTTTATGTCGGTACAAGGGTGGTTCTGTATCACACTTTGATGATGAAGAGTTCTTTAACATCGGTGATCACACAGTTAGTAGTACTGGCTTGAGTGGTTCCGGATTGTATACTACTAAAATTATTGATAACCGGAACGAGATTGATTTCCTTGGTCATTACGACACAATATTCGAAACGTTCAAGAGTTTCAGTCAATTCCAACGCAAGGATAATATTTTTATTGCAGACCCACTACGTTACATCTTTGTACAAGGTCGAAACAGTAAGACACTCACAAGTAAACAGCGTGAGTCAGGAGTCAACTTCTCTCAACACATATATTGGCCGTTACGTCACATGATGACAGGTGGTACTAAGAACAGCAGCTACTGCACATCTTACGCCAACTGGGGATTCACGAATGACAAGGCGCTAAATCGACCAGTATGGGTTCCAATGAGTGGATTCGCTGCCGCAACCATGGGTAACACAGACAGTAACTTCTATCCATGGATTGCTCCTGCCGGGTTCACACGAGGTTTAGTTAGTGGTATAACTGACTTGGCATTCTATCCAAAGCAAAAGGAGAGAGATCAATTATATAAGATTGGTTTGAATCCAGTTGCTAATTTCCCGAATGAAGGATTCGCAATCTTTGGTCAAAAGACCATGCAAGCTAAGCCTAGTGCATTCGATCGAATTAATGTCCGTAGATTGTTCTTATACCTACAAAAAGCTGTAATGAACACTGTTAAATACTTCGTCTTCGAACCGAACACTCTGTTCACTCGCACTCAAGTATTAAATGTACTTCGACCAATTTTTGAAGAGGTGAAAAACACACAAGGAATGTTCGATTACTTGTTAGTCTGCGATGAGCGTAATAACTCTCCAGACGTAATCGATCGTAATGAACTAGTTGTTGACATCTATATTAAACCTACACGAGCCGCTGAATTCATCTTGGTCAACTTTTATGCAACAAGAACTGGTCAAGACTTCAGTGAATTAGTGTCCTAACCATAAATATTTAAAGCTATGCCAGACGTAAGACAAACAATATCAGATTTCTATAGAGTCGCGCAGGAAAGAGATTTCAGCCGGGACTTCCAATTTAGAGTACTTAACATACAAAGTGGTGACGGGAGTTTCACGATTAGTGAAGATGATCTTGTTTATGCCACAGGTGGTTCCGTCCCCGGACGTACAATTGCAGTTGAGGATGTACCGTTTATGGGTCTCAACTTCAAAGTACCAGGTGGAGCATCATATGCTGGTGAGTATAGCTTGACGTTTTACAGTGATCGAGAAGACAGCCTGCGTAATTTGCTTCTCACATGGAGTAAAGACACGTTCGATGACGCGACAAGCACTGGTAACTACTTTATCCCACGGGAGACATCGATTGTTGATTTGGTACAATTAGATACTCAGCTAGAACGTGTCGCACAGTTTACGCTTGTTGGTGCTGCCCCGACTGAGATCGGCGAAGTTCAATACAACGTGCAAGGAAGTGGTGCACCAGTTCAGTTTGATGTGACACTCTCGTATCACTTCATTCGATCAACA